ACCTGATTGATAGAGAAGACTACGGTAAAATTTTTAAAACAAGATTACAAGAAGATAGTAAAGCAGCAGGACGTTGGGAGACGGAACAAGGTGGAGAATATTTTGCAGCTGGTGTTGGTGGTGCGATCACGGGTCGTGGTGCAGATCTATTAATCATTGACGACCCACATTCTGAACAAGATGCATTGTCCCCTACAGCGATGGAATCTGCTTACGAGTGGTATACATCAGGTCCACGACAACGTTTACAACCAGGAGGCAAGATTGTTTTAGTCATGACTCGTTGGACTACAAAAGATTTAACAGGTATGTTGGTCAAGAACCAGAGCGAACCTAAAGCTGATCAGTGGCACGTGGTCGAGTTTCCAGCAATCATGGAACACGGATCAAAGAACCAAAAACCTGTGTGGCCGGAGTATTGGAAGTTAGATGAATTAGAAAAGGTCCAAGCAACACTGCCCACGGGTAAATGGAATGCACAGTGGATGCAGAATCCAACAGCAGAAGAAGGTGCAATATTAAAACGTGAGTGGTGGCAAACTTACAAAGGTGAAGAGATACCACAACTACATCACGTTATACAATCATATGACACAGCTTTCTTAAAAAAAGAGACGGCAGATTATTCTGCTATAACTACTTGGGGTGTGTTTTATCCTAACGATGACTCAGGTGCTAATCTAATATTAGTTGATGCTGTCAAAGGTAGGTACGAGTTTCCTGAGCTAAGGCGCTTGGCTCTTGAACAATACGAGTATTGGAAACCTGAGACAGTCATAGTTGAGTCTAAAGCAAGTGGTCTGCCACTAACATACGAGCTAAGAAAGATGAACATACCGGTTACAAACTTCACACCTAGCAAAGGCAACGACAAGCACGCTCGTGTCAATTCTGTTGCACCTCTGTTTGAATCTGGTATGATATGGGCTCCGGAACAAAAGTTTGCGGATGAAGTCATTGAGGAATGTGCAGCGTTTCCTTATGGCGATCATGATGACCTTGTCGATTCTACTACACAAGCTCTCATGCGATTTAGACAAGGTGGTTTCTTACAACACCCAGAAGACTATGTTGATGAGGCTACAGCAAAACCTAAGAGAGTGTATTATTAATGGATGATATAATAAAATTATTACAACAACTGATAGAATCAGGACCTAAACCAAAAGGTGGTATCGCTAGTTCTCAAGAGGGTATAGATTTTTTAGGTAAAGCTCTGACAAAAGAACAAAGAGGTAGTCTTGTTATTGTTAACTCAAGATTAACAGATGCCAGCAGATTTAGACCATTTGACATCAGAAATGTAGGTAGAGATAAGAGATATAGATATATGTTTGAGTACGAACAGGATCTTGCAGGTGAGTTTAACAAGACCATAGAATTTTTAAGAGAGAATCCAGACATAAGATTAACACAGACACAAAAAGATAATATCTTTTATAATCTTGGTGTTTATAGAAGAGTGACTGCTGAGAAGAATAAATTAGAAAAAGGTATTATAGAAGAGGGCAAAAAACCAGAAGAGGTCTACGCTAGTCAGATAGATGAGGCAGCGACAGACGAGCTATCGTTTAAAGGTGCTCTTGAAAAATTATTTAAGACAAACGAAAAATTAAAAAAAGCCACAAAAGAACTTGAAGAGGGTTTTAAAACAGAAAAAATTACAGATGAGAAAAAATTAAGATTAAAAAGATTGTATGATGGTCCTGGGTACGATAGCCCTAATTCATCAAACTACAGAGGCTACGGTAGTTTCTTTTTACCAAAGCTGCATGAAAAAGGCATTATAAAACTAGATGACGAGATATATAAAAATCTTGTTAAAGGCGCGCATCATTATGGTGGTGCTGATTTTTTTGCACCGGATCCGATAAGAATTTGGAGAAAACATTTTGGTAATCAGGTATTTAAAAAGTTGGATAATTTTAATCCTGAAGAAGAAGATATATTTAAGTGGTTAGAGAGAAACAAAGTTCAACCCGTACAAAAAGATGGGCCGAAGAATGCTCTAGAATATCTAACACCAACAGAGATACAACAACAATTATCTGATGATCTAAAAGCTTTTAGTGCCTATAAAAATCCAACCGATGAGGCAAGTAAAAATTATTATGGTATAGATGATCCAAATTTAAGAATGGATAGAATCGTGTACCATGGTGAAAATATCAGTGCACTAGAACAGGCACTACAGACACTAGACCCTGATAGTTTTAGAGAGTATGCTAGAACCAAACCTAAGTTTGATTCTAAGATCTTACCGTTCAAAGATCTAAATGCAGAAGGTGGACGTGTTGGGTTTGCAGATGGTTCGTTCTATGATAATATTCTACAATTAGAAGACGATGTTCTTCGAAGAGTATTGGATGCTTTTAAATACTATCAAGATCATGGTGGCAAAAAAAATCTTAGAGATTATTTAAAACAGTCAGGAAAAAAAGGGGATCAGTTTAGAGGTGCAAAAGGAGGCATAGTTGGCTTACGTATATGATTACATAAATGACACGTTGATTGATGACGAAGACAAAAGTCTTGGTAATAAGTTTCAGTTAAATGATGAAAGATTAAATCAAAGCATGGGAACAAACATCATGACTCTTAATCCTTTGTTTCCAGAAAAAAATCCTGCCGACCTTAATAGTTTCAAACCATTAGATGTGCCTGGTATGGCTTTACCAGCTGGATTAACTCTTGGTGGTATGAGATTAAAAGATATATTTTTTAGTAAAGATAAAGATGAGGGAGAAAAGAAAAAAGATGCAGACCCCGATGATAAAAATATTTTAAAAAGACCAGACCCTCTTGATCCAAAAAATTTAGAAGACTTAGCAAGCACTATAGAAATAGCAGAGGCGGTTGAAAGACTAAAGAAAAAAGAAATGGATGTTACTAAAAGGGATGCGAGAACTAAATTAGCACGTGATTTAGATTTAACTGTAACTAAAAGTGGTCTTTATGAAATAAGAAAAGGAGACTACTTTAATAAAAGGTTACAAACATTAAAAGATAAAGGTGTAAATTTTGATGGTTATTATAGCACAAGAGAGATAGCTAATCTTTTAGGTATAAAAACAAATTCTGGTATTATTGATTTTGTAAATAGAAAAAACGTTCCAACAGTTAAAAAAGGTCTTTACAACATTCTTACACTAAATGACTTTTTAACTGCATATTCCCCAACCAAAGAGCGTATAGAAAACGCTCCACCAGAAAGTTTAGCAAATAAAGCTAGAGGAGATTTTTTAAAAGAAGTTGGGGGAAGTATTTATAATAGATTTAAGGACATGAGAAGACCTCAATTTTTACCAACAAAGGTAAAAGAAATTTATGATAAATATGACTTAGGATCTATAGAAGGAGGTCACCCTTTCCCCGTAGAATTTTTTGTAAAAAAATTTGGCAAAAATAACACTTTGCAAAAAGATAGACAGATCGATTGGATTTATAGAAACAAAGATAAGTTGTTTGATAAAAACGATTTAGTTTTTCAAAGCACTGAAGTTAATAAATTTTATAAAACTAAAATTGGTGAACTTAAAAAATTATACAAAGAATTAGCACCGTTAGTTGATCAATACGAAGGTAAAGGTCCTGTTACAAATGAAAAAGATATTAAAACAATAGAATCTTTAAATAATAAAATTATGGATGTTATTGCTAAGGCAGAGTTTGATGCTAAAAAATTTATTGGAGAAAGCCCTAATTCAGTTGATTTAGAAAGAATGAGTAAAGGTGGATTGCATGGTGCAATATTTAGTTCTGAAACTGGTGAGGTATCTTTGTATGCTCCTGGAAAAGAAGCAGGTTTTGTTAAAGGTTCTGTTGGAGAAATTGAAACTGAAGATGGTGTAGTGCCTGGCGAAAAATTAAAACTAGCTGGAGATTATTTAAATATTATAAATCAAGTTATTACTGATGCAGAAGATAAAAAAATATTTACAGATTATATAGATAAAGACTTATTACCTAAATTTCAAAAAGGTGGCGGTGTTGAGATTACTCCACTACCAAGAACAGACTTTAGCAACGGTGGTGCAGCAGGAGCCGATGAGAATTTTTTAAAAGAATTAGAATTTTATTTTACAAACGAGGATGCGGAATTACCAAAGATGCAAACTTACAAAGAAACGATGAATCCTATCGAGGTGTTAAATGACATTATCGATCCAAGAAATTATCCATACTACGCAGATGTGTTAGCTAGGTCTGGTGTTCGTATTGCAGAGTTTGCAGGTAGAATATTACCTGCAACTGGAAAATTAATTGCTGACATGGTTCAGAAAGGTCCGTTTAGAATTACAGGGGGCTCAGGTAATAATTATGTTCAAGACTATGAAGACGTATTACCATCCAACATCAGAGGCACAGGAATATTCTCAGAGTTTTTACAAAACATAACACCAACATCATTAGAAAAAAAAGTTGGTCTTGATAAATTAATCAAGGCAGAGGAACAAAAACAAATTGAAAGAGGTTCTACAGCTGGTCCAAAAGTTTTAGCAGATACTATTGGTCTTGGTGCCGAGGTCACTGCTCCAATATTTCCTGGTCTTAAATTATTACGAGCTTTTGCAAAAAATAGAAATCTACCTGTTAATAACGTGACTAAAAAACTTTTAATAAAAGAAGTTGATGAAGTATTAGAACAACGAGGAATGAATCGAAGAGATTTTTTAAAAGTCACTGGTGCTGGTGCAACTGTAATTTTAGCAAAGCTGTTAGGCTTTGGAGATGAAATTGCAAAAACTACAAAGGTTGCAGAGAAAGTTGCAGAAAAAGCAACAAGTGGTGGAGTCCCTCCATATTTTTTTCAATTAGTAGAAAAAATTAAAAGAAATGGTAAACAACTTGATGCTGAGTTTGATCCAAGAGTTGAAAACAATATGCAATTTGAAGATTATGTTATGAAAGAAAATATGGCAACAGGAGAGATTACTATTCAAAAAACAAAAGAAGACGGTATGAGCGTAGGTGATGATGTCATAGAAGGTGTTGTTTCAGATGAACTCATTACTTATGCACCAGGAAAAACTGTTTTAGGAAAAGATGGTAAGTATTATAGAACTGCCGATGAATATGAAGAATCTACAGTTAAACCTGATAGTGAAGGTAAAATGAAAGATTATGAAGAGGGTTTAGATTCTATTGAAGAGATTATAGAACTTTTACCAAATAAATTAAAAATGTCTGAATTAGAAGCTGCTGGCTACAACGTTGATGCTTTTCCAGATAATATAAAACAATTATTAATAAATGACATTAAAAAAATTGACTAGAACAGTACCACCTAAAAGAGGGCCAAACCCACAAGGGTTGAATGTTCCCTTAAAACAGGTTAAGATAATAAACCCGGAGAATATAAATGGCAGATATAGACAAGTCGTTACCAAACGTAAAAACATCAATCGAGGTTGATCCTCAAGAAGAAATAGAAATCGAACAGGAGAAAGCCGTAGAGGCCCAAGATCCTGGGGTCGAGGTTACACCAAATGAAGATGGAAGCGTTGAAGTAAATTTTGATCCAAGCAAAGTAAACATCGAAGGTCAGCCAGGACACTTTGATAATTTAGCAGAATTACTACCAGAAGATGTTTTAAAACCAATTGGTTTAGAGCTAGTTGGTAATTACAAAGAATACAAAACATCAAGAAAAGATTGGGAACAATCTTACATACAAGGTTTAGATCTTTTAGGATTTAAATACGAGAATAGAACAGAACCGTTTCAAGGTGCATCTGGTGCAACACACCCTGTTCTTGCAGAAGCAGTAACACAGTTTCAAGCTGGAGCTTACAAAGAATTATTACCAGCAGAGGGACCAGTAAGAACACAGATAGTTGGTAAACCTGACCCAGCTAAAGAGGCACAGTCACAACGTGTAAAAGATTACATGAACTACGAGTTAATGGAAAAAATGGAAGAGTATGAACCTGAGTTTGATCAGATGTTGTTTCATCTACCACTTGCTGGTTCTACATTTAAAAAAGTTTATTACGACGATTTGTTGGGAAGAGCGGTAAGTAAATTTATACCTGCCGAGGATTTAATTGTTCCGTATACGGCTACCTCATTAGACGATGCGGAATCAATTATCCACACGATAAAAATTTCTGAAAACGATTTACGAAAACAACAAGTAGGTGGTTTTTATTCTGATGTAGAACTTGGACCACCAGGTGTAAATCAAAACGATGAGTTAACTAAAAAAGAAAGAGAACTTTCTGGAACTAAAAAAACTGGAAAGCAAGAAGATATTTATACTTTGTTAGAGTGTCATGTTAATTTAGATTTAGAAGGTTTTGAAGATAAAGATGATGAGTTAAATCCAACAGGAATTAAATTACCTTACATAGTTACGGTAGAAGAATCTAGTCAACAAGTTTTATCTATTAGACGTAATTATGAACCAACTGATCCAAAGAGAAATAAGATCCATTATTTTGTACACTTTAAATTCTTACCGGGTCTAGGATTTTATGGCTTTGGATTAATTCACATGATTGGCGGATTGAGCAGAACCGCAACGGCTGCTCTCCGTCAATTGTTAGATGCAGGTACTTTATCAAACCTGCCGGCAGGATTTAAACAAAGAGGTATTAGAGTTAGAGATGAAGCGTCACCATTACAACCAGGTGAGTTTAGAGATGTAGATGCACCAGGTGGTAATCTTAGAGATGCATTTATGCCTTTACCATACAAAGAACCATCACCAACATTATTACAATTAATGGGTGTTGTAGTTGGTGCAGGACAAAGATTTGCAGCTATCGCTGATATGCAAGTAGGAGATGGTAATCAAGCCGCTGCTGTTGGAACAACTGTTGCATTATTAGAGCGTGGTTCAAGAGTTATGTCAGCTATTCACAAAAGATTATATTCTGCCATGAGAACAGAATTTAAATTACTTGCAAAAGTATTTAAAACGTATCTACCACCTGTCTATCCATATGATGTTGTTGGTGCCACAAGAGAAATTAAACAAGCAGATTTTGACGAGAGAGTAGATATTTTACCTGTTGCAGATCCAAATATATTTTCAATGGCACAAAGAATTACTATGGCACAAACAGAATTACAACTTGCAACATCAAATCCTCAGCTACATAATTTGTATTTTGCATACAGACAGATGTATGAAGCACTTGGTATTAAAAATATTGATGCAGTTTTACCTCCACCAGTTCCAATGCAACCAATGGATCCTGCGTTAGAACATATTAATGCATTAGGCGGTAAACCTTTTCAAGCTTTTCGTGGTCAAGATCACAGAGCACACGTCACAGCTCACTTAAATTTTATGTCAACTAACATGGTTAGAAATAATCCACCTATTATGGCTGCTATGCAGAAAAATATTTTAGAACATATTAGTCTAATGGCACAAGAACAGGTAGAATTAGAGTTTGCAGATGTCTTAGCACAAGCACAACAGATGCAAATGATGGCACAACAAGACCCACAAGCTCAACAACAGCTACAAAAAATTTCTCAAGACCTAGAAGCAAGAAAATCTGTGTTAATTGCAGAGCTAACAGCAGATTTTGCAAAGGAAGAAAAAGAAATTACGTCTCAATTTGATGCAGATCCACTTTTAAAACTAAAATCACGTGAGGTTGACCTTCGAGCGATGGAAAATCAACGTAAAAAAGACGCTGATCAAGCAAATCAAGAGCTAAATAGAGCAAAATTAATGCAAGCTAGAGAGTTAGCTGAGGATAAAATGGATCAAAACGAAGAATTAGCTAAATTACGTGCTGGAGTTAGTCTTGCAAAGACTGGGGTACAACAAGCAGCTGTTGTAGTGGAGGATAATTAATGCCATTAAACAAAAAAGGTAAAAAAATTATGAAATCTATGAAGAAACAGTACGGAAAAAAACAAGGTGAAAAGATATTCTATGCATCTAAGAACAAAGGTGTTATAAAAGGAGTAAAAAAAGGAGCATAAATGCAAAAACTAGATAAAATACAACAAGTTAAAGTTGCAGAGCAGAGTATCGAGGTAGATCCTAGATCTAAAACGACTGCTGACAAAGCTTTTAACTATATTGCTACAGGAAAACCTGAAATGCCAGTTGGCGGTCAGAAAAGAATGTTAGCAGAGAAAAAAAGAAACTCTAAAGCGTACTAATTATGTGGTTATCGGCGATTAAACTAGCCGTTTCTGCTGGAAGTAAGATTTACGCTAATAAGCAGAGAACGAAAATGGCGATGTCTGATGCACAACTGATGCATGCAGAACGTATGGCCAAAGGTGAGGAGGCTTACCAGGGAAAACTGTTAGAAGCCCGACAATCAGATTGGAAGGACGAGGCAGTTTTGATAATTCTCAGTTTGCCCGTGTTGGTGCTTGCATACGCAGTTATATCGGACGACCCAACAGCGATGGACAAGGTAAAATTGTTCTTCGAAATGTTCTCGCAGCTCCCGTCATGGTTCACAAACCTTTGGATCCTTGTCGTCGCGAGTATTTATGGTATAAAGGGTACACAAATTTTTAGAAACGGAGGAAAAAAATAATGCCAAACAAAAGATTTAATAAACAAGTTCCTGCATTCAAAGCTGGCGGTAGAGCTGGTAAAATGGGTGGTGGAATGATGATGAAGAAGCCTATGATGAATGTAGGTGGTAACGTCAAAAAAATAGAAAAAACTTTTGGAAAGAAAAAGAAAAACTTAAAAAAAGTTGATGCTAAAAAAAATCCAGGTCTAGCTAAATTACCAATTGAAGTAAGAAATAAAATGGGTTTTGCTAAAAAAGGTGGACTAGCAAAAAAAGGAAAAAAATAATGGCTCGTCCAGGTTTATACGCAAACATCCACGCTAAAAGAAAACGTGGTGGTAAAATGCGTAAGAAAGGTGCAAAGGGTGCACCAACAGCAGCTAACTTTGCAAGAGCAAAACAAACAGCGAGAAAAAGATAATGACTAAATTATGTCCTAGAGGTAAAGCCGCAGCGAAAAGAAAATTTGCTGTGTATCCTTCAGCATATGCTAATGCCTACGCTTCTAAAATTTGTGCCGGTAAAATTAAAGATCCATCTGGTGTAAAGAGAAAAGATTTCAAAGGACCTAAACCTAGTAAAGCTATGGGTGGTAGAATTTATAAAGCAGGTGGTGGAGTTGCAGAGGCAGCTGAAAAACTAAGACGACAAGGTTTAGGTAAAGGCGGTAGAGTTTGCAAGATAGCTATAAAAGGGCAAAATAGAGAAGCTATCGGAAAGAATTCTTAATGCCATGGCTGGTTTAAAAGAGTGGTTCAAGCAAGATTGGGTCGACATTGGCGCTAAGAAAAAAGGCGGAGGTTTTAAAAAATGTGGAAGAAAATCTGCGAGTGGATCAAAAAGAAAGTATCCAAAGTGCGTCCCTGCTGCAAAAGCAGCAAGCATGACAGAATCCCAGAGACGGAGTGCCGTTGCAAGGAAAAGAAGTAAACCACAAGGTGTAGGTGGTAAACCAACAAACGTTCCAACATTTGCAAAAAGAAAAAAAGCTATGGGCGGTGGTTTTATGATGAAACGACAAAGAATGGGAATGATGTAATGAGAAAAGATTATTCAAAGGGCACTATGCCCCCTAGAAATAAAAAAAACTTTAGATCTACAAAGTCTGGAGCAGGCATGACACGAGCCGGTGTCAAAGCCTATAGAAGATTAAATCCCGGTTCAAAATTAAAAACAGCGGTCACTGGCAAAGTCAAACCAGGATCAAAAGCTGCTAAACGACGTAAATCATTCTGCGCAAGAAGTGCAGGACAAATGAAAAAATTTCCGAAAGCTGCTAAAGATCCTAATTCTAGACTACGTCAGGCTAGAAGAAGATGGAAATGTTAAAAGCAAAAACTAAAAAATTTAACGGCAGATCATATAAAATTTCCCCACTAAAGGAGGGACCTTATAAAAAAGGTCTTGTAAAAAATTTAATGAAAGCTAGACGTGAAGTCAAAGTTGCATTAGATAAGAAAGACAAAGCCCTTGAACGAAAAGCTCGTAATAAAGTGCATAAATTTAAGAAAAAGTTAGGAGAACGATAATGGTTAAAAAACTAAATAAAGTAGCTAAAGCTTTAGGCAAAGCCTCTAAGTTACATAAAAGACAATCAAATATTATTAAGAAACATATTAAGGAGATGAAACGTGGCGGATCCAAAAAAGGGAACAGGTAAAAAACCAAAAGGTTCAGGCAGGAGGCTTTATACGGATGAGAATCCTAAAGATACAGTCGGAATAAAATTTGCAACACCCGCAGATGCAAGGGCAACTGTTGCAAAAGTTAAACGTGTTAACAAACCGTTTGCAAGAAAAATACAAATACTAACTGTGATGGAACAACGAGCTAAAGTTATGGGTAAAAGTCAAGTTGCTTCAATCGCTAAGAAAGGAAAAGATGCAATTAGAAAACGTCATAAATCGTCTAATTAAATTTATAAACACTAGACTTCAAGCTTTATCTGTAACGGTAACGTCAGGAAGTATTGACAGTATGGAAAATTATAAGTATATAATAGGACAAATTAACGGCTTAGAAGCCACGAAACAGGAACTCTCTAACCTGCTAGAAGATAAGGAGCAAAATGGAAAAGGAACAGTCATCGATATTAACACCAAACAATAAACTTGTTGGTGTAAAATCATCAAAAAAAGAAGAACCAAAATTACCTAAACCTACTGGTTGGAGAATATTAGTTTTACCTTTTAAAATGAAAGAAACAACTAAAGGTGGAATAGTATTAGCTGAAACTACGTTAGAGAGGCAACAAGTTGCATCTCAAGTTGGTTTAGTTATGGCCATGGGTCCACAATGTTATAAGGATAAAGAGAGGTATCCTGAAGGTCCATGGTGCAAAGAAAAAGATTGGGTTATGTTTGCACGTTATGCAGGTAGCCGAATCAAAATAGATGGTGGGGAAATGCGTCTGCTAAACGA